TATGGTGATACTTGGACTTTAAATGATATAATTGGGATATACTTAGATTGTGAAGATAATAAATTATATTTTTCAAAAAATGGCGTAGTTCAAAATAGTGGCACAGGAATTTCAATAACTGATCCAGCAAGTACAGTTTCAGGAAATTATTTTTTTGCTTTTACCGACACATCTTCTTATGGTGGTACTGTTCAAGTAAATTTTGGTGGTGCTACTTGTTATTCAATTTCATCTTCAGTTTCTGATGATAATGGTTATGGAAACTTTGAATACTCCCCAAATATAACAGGTGATGGTTCAGCAAAGAAATTTTATTCTTTAAACACAAAAAACCTAGCGGAGTTTGGATAATGGCTTATACAGATATAGACAATCCTGAACTTCATTTTCAAACAGTTTTATATACTGGTAATGCAACTGCAAGATCAATTACTTTAGATGGCTCTGAAGATATGCAACCTGATTGGGTTTGGTGTAAAAATAGGGATATAAGTGCAAACAATCATTTATTTGACTCTGTAAGAGGTGCAACAAAAGATATAATTTCAAATGCAACTACTGCTGAAGCGACAGATGCACAAAAAGTAACATCTTTTAATAGTGATGGGTTTTCTTTAGGGACTAATGGAAATGTTAATGGTAATGGAAATCAACAAGTAGCTTGGAATTGGAAAGCTGGTGGAACTGCACCAACACAAACTTACATAGTAAAAGTAGTTTCAGATAGTGGAAACAAATACAGATTTGATGACTTTGGTGCAAGTGCAGTTACTTTAGATTTACAAGAGGGTGGAACTTACACATTCGATCAATCAGACAGTTCAAACGCAACACACCCATTAAGATTTTACACTGCGTCAGATAAATCAGGTGGAGAATACACAACAGGAGTTACAACTACAGGAACACCTGGAAATGCTGGTGCTAAAACTGTAATTACAGTAGCGGCATCTGCACCAACTTTATATTATCAATGCTCATCACACTCAGCTATGGGTGGACAAGCAAACACAAATTCTACATTCGGATCATCAAATTTTTCAGGTACTATTCAATCTAAAGTTTCTGCGAACAGTACTGGTGGATTTAGTATTGTATCTTATACTGGTAATGCAACATCTGGTGCAACTGTTGGTCATGGATTAGGTGCTGTTCCTGGAATGATTATGATAAAAAATAGAGATGATGGTAGCACTAATTGGAGTTTATTTCATAAAAGTCTTACGGGTACTACTGCTGCGTTCCCAGACTTACAAAATGTACCAGATACCAATTCAAAATATTTTAACAATACTAACCCAACATCTTCAGTATTTTCATTAGGTAATTATAATGATGCTAATGGTAATTCAAATGGTCATATTGCCTACTGCTTTGCAGAAAAAAAAGGATACACAAAATTTGGAACCTACACAGGAAATGGAAATGCATCTGGTGCGTTTATCACAACAGGATTTTTACCAGCTTGGATTATGGTAAAACCAGTTAACGCTACTCAAAATTGGCAAATACATGATTTAAAAAGGTTAGGTTACAATGTAACAAATAAAAATTTATCTTCTAATAATAGTGCCGCAGAAGCTGAAAATGATTTTATGGATATACTATCTAATGGATTTAAAATAAGAAGAGCTGATGTATTAAATGTTAGTGGTGATACATACATATACATGGCTTTTGCAGAATCACCATTTGTAAATTCTAAAGGTGTACCAAATAACGCAAGATAGGAGATAATTATGCAATTATCAAAACATTTTAAATTAGAAGAATTTGAAAAATCAATGACAGCTACTCGTAAGGGTATAGAAAATAAAGCTGGTTCAGGAGAAATAAAAAATCTTACTGATCTTTGCTATGGGGTATTAGAACCTGTACGAGCAAAGTTTGATAAAGCAATTACAATTACATCAGGATATAGAAGTCCAGCTTTATGTGAAGCTATTGGTTCAAAAGCAACATCACAACATACTTGTAACAATGGAGCCGCCGCAGATTTCGAAATTGCTGGGGTGTCCAATCTACAAGTTGCCTTATGGATTCAAAACAACTGTGATTTTGACCAATTAATTTTAGAATATTATACAGGAGAACCTAATAGTGGGTGGGTTCATGTGTCATACACAGAAAATTCTAATAGAAAACAAGTATTAACATTCGATGGCAAATCATATACTAATGGACTACCTGACGCAAAATGGCGAGATGGTAAATTACAAAACTAGGAGATAATATGCTGACAAAAAAACAAAAGAAACTACCAATGGCTTTACAAAAAGCTATATTAAAAAAACAAAAGAAAACTAAAAAGAAAGTGAGGAAATAATGCCTTATCATACAAGACATGGAATGAAGAAAAAGAAGAAGAAGAAAAACAAAAAATCTAAAATGGGTAAAAGAAAAAGATAATGGTTAAGGTTGCTTCTATAACAAACATCATTAAAGATTTAAAACCAAGACAACAAAAGACTATGAAAGCACACGCAAGACATCACTCGCTTAAACACATGAGGTCTATGGCAAGATCAATGAAAAATGGAAGCACATTTGCATCTGCACATACTAAAGCTATGAGGAGTGTAGGAAAATGAAAAGACGTAGAGTTTCAAAAGATAAGAAAACAAAAATTCCTAAAAAGTATTTATCTGGTCTTAAAGGTGGTAAAAGATCAGCTAGAGCAAGTCTTATTAAAGCTATGTCAGAAGCTTATAAAAGAGGAGAAAGAATACCAAGATCAATGTTTAAAGCGAGGTATAAATAATGGCTATTAAAAGAAAACCACTATCTGCTTCTGTTGTGAAAACATTAAAAACAAAAGCAAAAAAATCTAAGTTATTTACATATTCAGATTTAAAAGCATCATTTAATAGAGGTAAAGGTGCATTTCTTTCTTCAGGCTCTCGTAGAGGTATGACTATGAATAGCTGGGCTTTTGCAAGGGTAAATAAATTAATTCGTAGAGGTAGGACTAGCAGTTACGATAAAGATTTGGTAAGAAGAGCAGTAAAAAGAAAAAGAAAATAATATGAAATCAAGTAAAGAAAAAATTGTAGAATTAGATGGTAAAATAAAATTAGTAAATCAAAAAATAGATTTAATAATTAAGAATCATTTACATCACATGAAACAAGACATAGATAGAATTTTATATTCTCTTGGCGCAATCGGACTTTTAGTTTTAGGTCAATTACTTTACTTACTCACCAAATAGTTGTATAGGTCTTATATGACCTATAAGAGAATACTTGTTATATCTGATCTCCACATTCCATATCATCACAAAGACTCCATAGAATTTTTAAAAGAAATTAAGAAACAATACAAACCTGATTTTGTTGTTAATATTGGTGATCTTTTAGATTTTCATGCTATCAATATGCACACACACGACCCTGATTTATATTCTGCTGGACATGAACTTAAATTATCAAGAAGATATGTAAAAGAACTAGAATCAATATATCCAAAGATGATTGAAGTAGAATCTAATCATTCAAGCTTAGTTTATAGACGAGCATTGAAATATGGAATGAGTAAAGAGTTTCTTAAAGACTATGGTGATTTCTTAGGTACAAAAAAATGGAAATGGGTTGATGATTTGACACTTGATTTACCAAATAAACAAAGATGTTTTTTTACACATGGAAGATCAGCAGATGTATTAAAAGTTTCTCAAACTATGGGTATGTCAGCAGTTCAAGGTCATTATCATACAAAGTTTGTTATATCTTGGTGGGCAAATCCTGATAATCTATTTTTTGCTATGAATGTAGGTTGTTTAATAAATCAAAAATCATTAGCTTTTGCCTATGCTAAAAACTTCAAAACAAGGTTTATTCTAGGTTGTGGTATAATTATTGATGGAATACCAAGACTTTTACCTATGGTCTTGAATAACAAGGGAAATTGGATTAAGAAGCTTGTATGAGGAACAAAAAGAGTACTTTAAAAGCTCATATCTCAACGCACAGAGCTATAGACAAACAAATAGGTGGTACACACTATAGGGGTAAAATTCAGCCCATAGAATTGATTGTATCGCATGATTTAGATTTTATTGATGGCAATATTGTTAAATATGCAGTTAGAAATAAAAAAGGTGAGAATCAAAAAGAAAAATATGATAAAATTATACATTATGCTGAATTAGCAAAGGAGTTAAAATGTGGTTGAATTTATTAAGCTTGGGTGTAAAGACAGGAGCAAAGTTATACCAAAATAAACAAAGAACAAAACAACTTATGTCAGATGCTCAAATGCACCACGCAGAGCAAATGGCGAAAGGCGAAATTG